TGCAGCAGCTAATGGTAATTTTAGCAATATAGGTGATTACAATCTTCCTGAAGGTATTAAATCAACCTTCGCTGCTTTGTTTACCAATGCTATCAACTCAGTTCCTGGCGTTGCTGGTAACTTAACGTTGAATGATGTTACTGGATCTACAAGAGGTGTGGTACTAAACCCAAACGTAGAAGTTTTGTTTGATCAACCAGATCTAAGAGAGTTTGGATTAAAGTTTAAGATGACTCCTCATAATGCAGAAGAAGCAAAGATTATCAGAGCAATCTGTAGAACATTCACACGTGCTTCACTACCAGGATTTGGTGACACAAATGGTGCTAGTTGGATTGGTGATGCTGGCAAATCAAGGAACGATAAACAAACTTCTATTGGTGCAGGAAATATGATATCAGTACCACATTTGTGTAGAGTATCTTTCATGCAAGGTAAGAGTTTACATCCATACCTAACACAGTATAAAACATGTGCTTTAACTAGAGTACAAGTAAACTATACACCTGATGGAAACTACTCAACGTATGCAGATGGTGCTCCCGTTGCAACAGAATTATCCTTAGACTTTCTAGAGACAAAACTCATCTTTAGACAAGAAATATCAAATGGAACCGCAAGTCTCTAATGTTCTTCTCACTACTACCAAGCATAGAATATGCTAAATCTCCTATCAGTTATCCGTTCTCGGAATCTGACTATGTTCTTGCAAAGAATTTCTTTAAAGGATATGTACTAGATGAAAACGTATTTGAATATGCAGTATACTTTGACAAGTATGTCATACAAACTGGTGAAAGATTAGATACTATTGCACTAGATTTTTATGGCAATCCATTCTATGATTGGGTCATAGCAATAACAAATAACATGGTAAATCCTGGTTATGATTTACCAATGGATGATAATGCTGTCAGAATATATGCTGAAGATAAGTATGGAGATGAAGCATACTCAGGTGTACATCACTATGAGACTACAGAATATAAAGACATAAGAGGAAACATACTACAACCTACTGGTCTTAGGGTAGACAAAACATTTTACGATGGATCACATAAGTTTAATAACGGAGCTAGTCTAGTCACTATATCAGGTCCAGCACTATCAAGACCAGTAAACAACTTTGAGTATGAGATACAACAGAATGAAAAGAACAGAGAGATCTACATACTAAAACCATCTCTGTTAGAAGTATTTGTTGAGAGTTTCAAAAAGTCTAACAAATACACAGAGTCTACTGATTTTATCAGTCAATCTTTAAAGAAAACAAGTTCAACAATATGATATTTTGGATTGGATTTACTCTCATGTTTTTCAATGAGGGTTTCGTCATGATGAGACATGTATCACCACTCGCTGCACAGATCAGAGAGGAACTCATCAAAGACTTAGGTGATACTTGGCAGAAGATTCATTCAACCTTAGACTGGTTGTGGATCCTCTTTGTTGTGTTAGGATTAATATTCACACAGCATAGAGCACTTGATGTGTTTGCACTCGTTACATTCTGGAGTGCAGCACTTTGTCTCATTTACTTACCGATGTGGTTGAAAAACTCTCAGGCATAAAAAAACCCCGAAAAAATTTTCGAGGTTTTACGTATTTGAAAAGTCAATTTTGACTACGGTGCTGGTTGCTGCGGTACAGGTTGTAAAGTTACCATACCTTCGTACACTACTGGTGGTTCACAACAATCAGGAGTGCCATGTGCATGCTCCATTAGATGCTCAACCTTTTGATTAAGTTCTTCAAGTAATTGAATGACATAATCTACACGAGGATCTTCAACAGGTGCTCCTTCAGGTACTGTGAAAGTTCCATCTGGTCCTGTAGTGATGACAACGTTAGCATCGTTTGGTGGTGTAAAGTTTTCTTCGTTCATTAGTTTACTTAGAGATTAGTTCGGGTAGTTCATCCTCTCTCTGCTTCTTGGCAGAGTCAGGATAAATTCTTTTGTCATCATGCTCATACAATGAGGTTAATGATGATAGATTTGGTGGTGCAACACCATTCACAACAGCAGAAACTGGAACAACCACACCGATAGTAAGTGCAGTAGCAACCATAGTAGTTTCCATGAGCTGCAACAGTTCGACTAGCATTTCCTTATTTAGTTTCTATAGTCATATTATACACAAAAAAAGGGGGATATGTAGTCCCCCTGTGACAGTTTTATGACTGTCATAACTCTTCTTCAAATGCTTCAATAAACTTTCTTCGTTGCTCCCATGTCTGACCACTAGTAGATCCTTTACAGTAATTGATACAAGTTTCATCACCGAACTGATTACATACTAGACCTGCTAGATCATGAGGACATCCTATCTTACCAGTAGACCAATATAATTGTCCACCTATCCATTTTGCTTCACACTTTGGACACGTTGCTGAACTGAACTCATCCATCCTTTACTCCAATCATTTTTTAAACACACCAAACTTAGACAGTAACCACAATGTAACTATCGTCCATCCTATAACATACCACATCAGCACTCCTTGTTAAGATCTTCTACCATGTTACCACCTATCTCAGCACCTTGATTACCACCAAACATTGCTACCCATCCTGCTGCTAACCATCCTACGAATGGTATACCTGATAGGGCAGGTGCTGCTGCTGCACCAACACTAGTTCCTACAAGTCTCCCTGTTTGTTTTCCACCACCGACCGCCTCGATGCAGGCTACAGACTTTTTTGAGTCGTCTCCACCTTGCCCCTTTACTATAGTAGATGGATCTTGCCATGATCTCTCGTTAGAGACAGGTCCACCCTGATTGGTCTTACCATCCATGACATACTCCTCAACAACTTGAGTTGTATTGTTTGCTAGTCCTAAGAAACCACCCTTCTGCTTGATGTCCTTAGTGATCATCATCGTCTTGGGATCGTTTGCAGTGTAACTGATCTTGTATCCTTCTTCATCTGCTTGGATTACATATGAAGTATAGTCATTCACTGGTGGGCTTATAAATGGTATCTTACTAGGACGATTTGCAATCACCCCAATCATACCTAAATGGGACACTCCTAAGAGTGACCCTAAACTAATTCCAATCCACTTATTCATTTAATTGTCCTCCTCTTGCATTTCAATAAACTCTTTGTTCTGTTTACAGATACCATGTACATCAATCTTTTGATGAAGGTGTGCTGAAGTGTGTAGACCCTCTATCAATAAGAGGACTGCTAACATCATGACTGGTAGCATCCATAGTGGATGACTCAGTACATCATTAGTTTTCATCAGCGTAGGAAAAGAAGAACTCATCCATCATTCTGTCAGCATTATCTTTACCAAAGATACTTGTCATATATCCTAAGATAGGATCAAGTTTCTTCATGTAAATATCAAAGTCTTTATAGAATGATGTGTCCTCACCAGTAGGTAGTGCTTCATCAACTATCTTACGATAAGTTTGAAGGTACTCTGTGAACTCAGGTAAATATTTATCAACTTCATCAAAGTGACAGTACCTTACAAAAATGTTCTCTGAAAAATGGTTGCCCATCTCAAAGAACCGATAGTTTTTTTCTGCTTTAGGTAAATTGGGTAAAGAAAACAAAAACTTTTCAACTGGATGTTGGAAGTCAAATACAATAATAACTTTCTTTTGATGAAAACCCATGAGATCCATCCCGAAACAGGGAAGATAACTCCCTGTCTTAGGATAGATTACATTGTTATAGATATCACATTTTTTATTGTAGATATCTACACGTCTTGATTTTATAAAGTGTGGAGCAGTAAAGATGTCTGCTGTTAATTGCATACCACCTTTACCTGTCCACTCACACCACCGTGAATCAAATTTAAACTCAGGGAAAACATCATCAAGAACTTTTTTATAGTTGACCCAGAGGTCAACTGTATTAGTCATCTTGTGCTAGAGATGCAAAATATGATAGTGCATCATCATCTTCAACGACTGCTTCCTTCTTGACTGGACTAGCAGCACCTACCTTCTGTCTAAAAGATGAAGGAGCAACACTTGCTGATGGTGGTGCAGTGTTAGGAACCTCAAGTTCCTCACGATCAACACGTGCTGGAGCACGGTTAGGTGACCCTAGAACAAGGTTCAATCTTGCTTCGAGGTCTTCGTAGGACTTGAAGTTGTCCTTTGCTGTGAACGCTTCCAGAGAGTGCTCTGACTTCCATGTTGCTTCCAGTTCAGAATCATCTGCACTAAGAGCAGACACACTATCAAACTCACTGCTGTCATAATTCCAATATCCTGCGACCTTTTTGATCTTCAACTTGAAGTTAGCACCTTCCCAAAGATCAAAGACATTTACTGGTGTCTCATCTTGGAACTCAGGTTGCATTGCTGCAAGAACTTTGTCATGAATCTTCTTGCCATACTTGTACAAGAATACTTTACCCTCATTCTCAGGGTGCTTTGGATCCTTTACGACTTGGATGTTGCTGTAGTAAGATAGCTTACGCTTCTGCTTACGTGCAAGATCTTTATCCTCATCTGCTCCACTGTTCCAGAGTCTACGATTGACTTCACCTACTGGATCCTTCTCACCTAATGTTGTGAGACTGTTCTCAATATACCAACCACCTGTTCCTTGAAATGCATGTGAGTAAACCTTTGCCCAAGGTACTGTCTCACCATCTGGTGCTGGTAAAAATCTGATGACTGCATAACCGTTACCGCTTGCGTCAACTTCTGGTTTCCAAAACCTATCATCAGTGTTATTGTTTGATGATGATTTCTCTAGTTCCTTCTGAAGGAACGAAAAATTGCTACTTGATTTCTTCTTTAAGTCTGCGAATGACATATTGCTTTAGATTTGTTTGTATTTGGATTTTGTTTAAAACTATCTGCCCCACTCTTACGAGCTGCATCTTAAGTTTTAGGGTGGGAGGTAGGAATAATGTGTACCTACAAACACAGGGCATTTCTACATAAGTAAATTTTTACTGCGTTGCATGAGTCCTGTCTGGTTGGACAGTTCTGTTGTTCCCAACAGCGAGCACCACCTCTGACTCATCACCTTAACTAGACCATTGCCAGCAAGTTTGATTCAGTCACTCCCGTATCAGGTAGCGAACCCGATATACTATTTATAGCACGGTTAAGAACCTTTGTCAAGCTCTTCAACATGTTTTCTGTATGCTGTAACTTTCTTTAACAAATCATTGAACATGTTAAGTACATCCATGTTTGGATCTCCACCTAACAACAGTGCTGCTTGCTTCATGTTCTCCTTGATAGAGTCTGCCTCTGGATCATCCGTCAATTGGATGCGAGTATAAAAAATCTTTTGTTTCTCTATCAACTGAATCAATGCATCAAAATATTCCAACTGTTGTTCCTTCGATAATAAAGGAAGGTTCATAGCAGATTTAAAACAGAACTCTTGGAGGACTGTCATCTCTTGGATTGTACCACGTACTAGTTCGGACTGAAAGAATTTACCCATTAGACTAATAGTAATTTTGCTCTTGATGTTTTCTTAATAAAGTTTAACTCCATCGCTTCATATTTAATCTTTTCTTTGAGTGGTTTTGATAGTAACTTAGGTACTGATTCCACTTCAATCTCATTCACTTCACAGAAATGTAGAACCGCATCAATATAATTCATTTCAGAATTATGAACTGCGATCTTCTCAACTTCCTGCGAGAACTTTGCAGGTGTCATAAATTTATCCTCTAGTAGTTTTGATTTATCCATATTTGTTTTGGTACTCGCTTCTATATTGTATTAGTTTTAAGAGAAACTCTTTTTTTGGTGGGAGCACCTTGACTTGGGTCTCACCGTTCTCACATGCAACAATAGTCACGAGTTGTTTTACAGTTATACCATAAATCTCCTGTAAACAGCAAGCATATGCTGTCTCTTGGACATAATAATCGTAAAGATATTGTTCTCTCTTTGGTTCAGCAGCAGTCTTAAAGTCTATGATAGATAGTACTCCATCAAAATCAGCGATACAATCTACACGACCAGCTATTTCTAAATGATCTGAGTATAGTGCTGCTTCTTGTAAGAATATATTATTTATTCTATCTAGTACATGCCTACTATGCTGAAACATGACCACAGGGAGTGGAGATTCTTTGTATGAATCTATATCTAATCTATTATTAAAGTAGTCTTCAACAATAGAATGATACGTAGTACCTCTGGTAGTAGAACGTTTGCAAATAGCATCTGCTTTAGTACTACCAATCCTTGCCCTCCACTTAGCAATACCTGCTTTCTTGGCAGCGTTATTACTAATGACTGTAGTGATAGAAGGATAGTTATTTCCATAAGGAGTGGAGTATAACCTCTTACCTTCTACCATCTTAGCTTCCATTTGGATGGGACTAATGCCATCCCTGTGTGTAAAGATCATAATCCTAACTGCATTTTACTAATGAGATAAGACTTGATCAATCCAGAACGAACGATATCATTCACTCCAAATTCTATCATACCAAACTCTTCCATGTTCTCAAGGATACGTTGGAAGTCTATGATACCATTCCTTTCTTTGTCTCTAGTTAAGTCTGTCTGATTTACATCACCACAGAACATAATCTTAGAGTCTTGACCAACACGAGTCATAATAGAATCTAATTCGTGGAAGTTAAGGTTCTGGCACTCATCCACTATGATAACAGAATTATCTAGTGTTGTACCACGTAAGAAAGAAGTAGACCAAAATGATACAGTCTCTTGATGTTTAAGATTCTCATAAAGCATCTCGAATGATGCATCATCAGGCATCTCAAACATCGACTGAACCATATTCTTATATGGTATCTGATAAAGAGAAGACTTGTCTTCATGATCTCCTGGTAAGAAACCAATCTCTCTCGTTGCTACCAATGATCTAACAATATAAACTTTTTCAAATGGTGTGTGATCATTAAGAACATCTCTGAGTCCAAGATACAATGCCATGAATGTTTTACCTGTACCAGCACATCCATAAGCAAAGAGGTTCTTGTCTGCACCCCACTCTTTAAAGAACAACTCTTGATTCTCAGTCAAGGGTTGTATATCTGTCATGTAAGAAGAATCAATGGGTTTCTTACGCCTCAATTGTCTCTTAGACATAGAACGAGGATCGGGTACTTTCTGTTTACGTCCTGACATTAACCTTTCCCCCAATCATATCCACGACGGTCGAATCCATTATCAACCTTTCCAACTCTACCAATAACATCTTTCCAACCTGGATGTGTCTTTGACATTTTATCACGCCAGTCACCCACCTCTGTAACCTCACCGCAAACACCTGCTTGCCAGTCTTTGTCCCAGTCAGGATTATCTTTACGCCACTGATCGTATTCTTTCATAGTCATAGAGAGTTCTTGTTTCTCCTGAGTTTTTAAATTTATTACTGGATATGTTGGCATATTAATTCCACTCCAATGCTTCAGATACTATAGGAAATTCTTGAATAAAAATAGACCTAACCATCTCTGCGATTTCCATGTGCTCTTTTTGAGTACCATGTGCAGAACGTAGGTCTATGTAATGTACCCAAGAACGTACACTACCAGTCATATATAACCGAGTCGGTGTTGCTAGTGGGAGAATAAATCTCGCACACTCCTTCGCAATACCACTAGCGAGGAGTTCATTGTAGAGATCCATCGCTTCAACAAAATGTTCTGCGATCTTCTCTTGGAGGTCTTGCTTCTTATTCTTTGGTACATCATCAGTACTATTCTGTCTATTCTTAGTGTCTTGATGTCTAAGATCAAACATAGGAATCTCATCTGCTAACAGATTAGTATCAGCATACCGTTGAGAAAACTCTTGGAAGGTAAAACTTCTATGTCTTAGAATCTGTGCAGCAAGACCACGAGTAGTCTCAATCTCCACAGTCATGTGTGCTTGCTCAAAAACCGACCAGTGTTGATGCTTTATACAATATCTCAGCAAACCAGCCACGTTTGGGTTGTCTTGGTTCTTCGGGTTGCTGACTCTCGCCACGTAACCCATCGTCTCCTCCGCTTTGGGAGTCACCGATGTTAGTTTCACTTTTTGCATTATGTTTCTTCAGGGATTTGCGTATTAATTTTGCGTACCTTACATCCTCTTTAGTATACCATGTTGGGTGTTTTTTTGCAACCTTTATCAAGTTCTTCGCTGTCTTCCTTGTCTCTTTTCTCTGTCTCTGTCTCTCTTCCACCATAGGGATCTTCTACTTCATTAGGTATTTATATCAGTCTTTAAACACAAAAAAATCCTGGAAAAAATTTTCCAGGATTCATAGAAATCAAATTGTGATTTCAGTTCAGCTCTTAGAAGCGAACTTGCGTTCCACTTTGATACCACGATACATTAGATCGTAGTTTCTTTTCTGAGCTTCTACTTGTACCATTTGACGGTACGCTTCAGAGTCATAAGAGACTCCTCTGTAAGTGACTTGTGCCATTGGCTTGTCCTCTGGATAGGGTGAATAACCCCGTTCCTTCAGTCCACATTTGCGTCCCAGTTACATCCTGGTTCAGTACTTTCTTTAACTACCTCAATGATTTCAGCTTTATGCTGTCCAGCAGTTTGGTCGGTAACACCAGAGAGAATCTCTCTAGCACTAGCACAAGTTAAAAGAGTAGCGATTAGGATTTCCATGAGATGAACGAACCCGTTCCGTGTCGGCTTACTTGCGACCTGATTGTATCAGGTTGAACGTATTGTCATGATAACATGACATTTCTATTTAGTCAAGTACTTTTGTAAAAACCTATACGGTTTTACAATATCTTAATCATTGACCTCGTACTTGTGAGGTATGTAGTCTGGACATAACAGAGGGGCAACTAATTTTTTTGCACTTGGTATGTTATCAATTTTTTCTTTCATCCAGATTCGTTCCTGTAAAGA